TCCTGAAAGCATCATGCCGCCATCGGCAACAAAACGCTTCTCGGCTTCAGTGAGCAGGTCTTGACATACGCCGCCTTCGCATAATTCATAGTATTCTCGTAAAAGTACCTTAGACATTTTGTTCTTCCTCTTCTTCAGCGCCGGGCTGTTGTTGTGCGGTGCGTTGGTCAACGCGCTGCTGGGCGCTGGTTGAACCTTGGGCAGCTAATCGATCATCGGTTGCATTCATTTGGGCAAGGAGGGCGGCTTCGACTGAGCCGGGAGATCCGGGTGGTGGGGCATTGCCGCCATCGGGAGTGCCTTCGTCGTCACTGGCTTGTGCTTGCTGTTGTTGGGGCGCAGCTGTGATAGCCTGATTAAGCGCAGCGATGGCTTGTTGCAAGCCCCGTGATGCCTGCTGCATTGCTGGCAACTCTAAAATTCCCATCGCTTGAGCGTTTTGAGCAAAATCTTGATAAGCTGCCCCAAGCGGCTTAAGTGCGGATTGAGCCTTGGCTACTAGCTGCTTTTGTTTTGCTTGCGCTTTCAGGTCATCAGCCTGTCCACCTAATTCGGCAGCTGTCTGGTCGGCGCCAATGGCGCTAGCGAAAGCCTGACCTCCCTGCTTGCCCAACCTCTTAAGATTGGTACCAAGCTTGGCGGCTTGACCGCGTGCGGCGCCCTTTGCTTGAGTCCATGCTTGGCTAAGTGCGCCTTCATCGATTTCCCCAGACTCTATCATTGCATCAAACTCCTCAAAGATGAGGGCTTGCAACTTAGACTCTGTTATTGTAATTTGCTCCACAGCTAAGAACCCTTACAGCAGTGTCTAACTGGCTGAAGCATCCACTTCTGTGTCCAAATGTTTATGTTCATATTTAACTCCGTTGTCTCCGAAAATCATATTAAGTATATATGAAGTTCCGGAAGATAGCCATCCTAAAAGAAAGAAATTAGCTACCGATACATCAAAGTTAAATAGTTCTGTAAACGGAGAAAGCAGCATTAAAAACCAACCTACGTGGAAACCCATGCACATTGGGCACCGAAGCAGTGCTCCTATCTTTCCCGTCTTTGGTCGGTAGCGGTCAAAAATCTTTCCGTAAACAATAATTTGAGTGAGCCCATAGGCGCACAAGATAAAGGCTAATAATTCCAAGTTAACTCCTACTCGAATGTATACATGTAATTTAATGAATAGGGATCGCGGATGTATCCCGTGCGAATTGAACCCTGATCTATTGACTGTGGAACTTCCCCAAGCTCGGTGGAATATTCCTTGTCGGGATGCACAAGCATATCGTCGTCCATGGAGACAATTGCTTCCATGTTCTCGAAATAAGGGCGCTCTTCATCAATAAACATCGAAACGTTAATCAGGGCCAACTTGGGTCCGCTTATAGTTTCTTCTAGAGGTTGTTGAATGGTCCCTTCAACGGCGCCGTAAAAAGAGCCGCCTTGAATTGATTCAGGCACCAAAATCCCCCTCTTGGTGAGGTGTGTCATCAACCGGTTCTGGGCGCCATAGACTAAATCATTCATGGTTTCTTTGGGAAAGACCGTCACCGTATTGTTCGTAGGAGATAAGACGATGTCGATGTCACCATGATCAAAAATCATCACATCCCCATTGAGAGACTGACGCGCTTGTAGTTCAAGCCGAACCTTTTTTTCGTTAGCCTTTTCGCCAATCTTAATTACGATTGCCATCTTCAAATACTTCCTTTACTAATGATTGGGCTTTTAAAACCGTTAAGAGAACCTCTTCGCTAACGCTTTCGTTTTTGAATTCATCTAATTTTTGTACAACAGCTTTTGTTTTATCAACCATGGTTTCGTCGCTAGCGATACAATCTACCATTGTGGCTTCTGTTAATTTCGTTTTAAGGCGCGAGATCTCTTCATTAAGAAACATCTTCAATTCTAAAGAGTTGTCCACGAAAGACGTGATGTAATAATTTAAAAGCTTCTTCTGTTCTTCTAGAAGACCAACATCGTATTTCGTGTTAAACTTTTTAATAAACGTTTCAACAACCACTGAGTCGATCTCCCCTGGTACTTCTTCCTCTGTGTCAGAAATCATTCCGTTAATGACCATGGTTTCTAAGAGAACCTTATCCTTGGGGGCAGTCGTTGGGGAAAACATTTGTGATATTGTTGCCAAGCTCTTATAATTCGGAACAAAGTTGCCAAACACTGCTGAGTCTAAATCCTTGTTAATGTCATGAATAAGTGCTGTCTGATCATCAAACAGTTCTTGAGGATTAATTAAGCGTCGCTGCAGTGCTGCCTCTCGGACAATCCTCATGCAGTGCGGTGCAGCAATCCTTTGGTTTCCATAAAGAGAGCGGTAGCACTCAAGATCATGGCGAAGGCGAGTTCCTGGCTTAAAGTGTCTTTTAATTATTTTAACAATTTTGTTTTTGCGCTCGTTGTCCTTTTGCAGGATGGCAGATGTGCCCTCCCTTATCAGTGCCTCGTAAACAAACGCGGTATTACGCTTCTTGTTGTGTCTGATCTTCATCCTTTTGCTCCGTTAATAATTGATTCTTGTGTTCAAGCCCCTTAAGTAGGTTGCGAAGTGACTCGCTAACCTCAAAGAGTTTTATTTCTTCTTCATCTCCATCTAAATTATAAGTAGATTGATCAACCTCATAAATACCCTTCGCTAAACTAGGGATGGTGTTAATCTCTGACCCGGGAAACGTTGCTCTGTTGGAGGCACCACGCTTCTCATGATTGTATTGGGCATTATAATTGCGCGTGCGGGGTCCACTATTTTTCCTCTTATCACTCTTAACAGGGTGGTATACTTTTCCTTTTGCTCCGGGTGTAAGGCGCGCCGCATTTCGGGATCCCGGGGGTACCGCGAGAAGGGCGGACTCTTCGCCGCCAGCCTCGGCGGCGGGCATCTCTTCGGGTGCGCCCTCTTCCGCTCCGCCAGCTAGTGGATCTTCTGTCATGCCCATATCCATATCGGCACCCATGTCCATGCCGCCGCCTGCTCCTGCTGTTTCGGCTGCAGCGGCATCTTCTGCCACCTTCTGGAGCGCTGCGTCGTGCTTGCGGTCATAATACATCTCGCGCTGGTTACGGATAAACTCTTCATGGGAAAGCCCAAAGATGTTGTCGGCAACCCAAGCGCGGGAAAAATAACCCTCGGTGGCTGCGCCGGCAATATCAAACTTTGCTTTCCACTGTTCAATTTCTTGAAGCTCGGCAATTTTAGAGGGATTGTTGAGTGCCAAGGTGAAGCTTAAAAGATCATCTCCCCTGAAGCCCAAGGTGTAAAGGTGAATAATGCCGATCTTTTCTAACTCGGAAACAATAACCCTCTGTAGTCTCTGGATGGTTCTTGCAAAACGAATGTCCTTTTGCGCGAGTGTGGTCTTATCTTCGGCGGCTCCCTCTCCCATGGCTAGATAAGCTTGGGGGATCTTGAGTGCTGAAAAGAGTTTGTCGCGTAGGTACTTTACATCATCGATGGCTGTGGTATTTGATCCGCCGGCGAGGTTGGTAATATCTGTTGCTGAGCCCGGGCGCACAGGAATGAAGTAGTCTTCTTCAATGCTCATCGGATTATAACGTAGGTCTACGCGTCCAGACTGGGGATCAACGACAGAGTGTCGCTTGAGTTGAGTCACAATCTTTTCCATATACTGTTCCACATCTTGGGGAGGAATAGCACCCACATCAATCTTGAAGAGTCTTCGCTCAGAGGAGCGAATCACCCGGTAAGCCATCATGGCATCTTCTACCAAAGTTAGCTGTCGGAATATTCGACGGCATGGATCTAAAACGGCAGTGCCATATGGAGCGTGTTTATCATTACCAAGAATTCTAAAGTGAGCCATCTGCCAATTTTCAAAAGTCATCCCACCAGAGTTCCACTGATACTGAACATAGTTAGGGTTCGTCGAGTCCTTTCCTTCGAGTCTCTCCACTTCAGAGGAAGGAAGCGCAATGACTGATTGTACACCGTACTTCTCGTCGATGTCCAGATAGAGAAAGAAGTCTCCATACTTACACATTGTGCGTGCCCAGCCAAATAAGTTATATTGAAGGCTCAAAATGTTTTCATATAGGACAGCTAGTACTGCTTTAATCTCTTCGTTCGGGCACCTGATATTAAGCATCGGCCGCAAATCGGAATACGTTGTCATTTCGTCGGCATAAATATCCAACGACGATGCGATCTCTGGGGTGTATTCCATCTGATCGAAATCGACATATCGCTCCACTCGGCGTTGATTCTGCATCGCGTTTGCTGCGATTGTGTCCAGGGGATTATAAAGAGACTTCTTAAAGTGCTGCCCGGATGCCGACTGAAACCGGCTGGAGAACTTGTCCAAATGCTGGCGTCGGATCTTTCTACCGGACTGTGATCGGTAATTAACAATCGGACCCGAGAAGAGTCGCGTTAACGCTCTAAACAAACCTGACTGAGCGTTGCGCGGATTTTTCGAATTTCTATAATCGTTGGGGGGCATTTATTTTCTCACTTTATAATCCATTTATATTGGCTATATAGCTTTTCTGCTTCTGACATTTTATCAAACAAGTCATCTTTTTTATAGCCTTGTTGTCCTTTTATTTGAGTATTCATAATTGTTCTCGATGTTAAAATTGCATCTACAAAGGCTTTTTTATAGTTAAGCTCTCTGGTGTTACTCTGTAATGCGGTGTCTCTAACCCAGCAAGCAATCGCAAGAGCCATAATCAAATCATCATGGTACCCTTTCATTGCTTGCGGTTTACCGTTCCTCCAAATAAATGTTTTCATCTCGTTAACTGTTCGAGAAGAATATATCTTAATTAGTTTGTTTCTGATGAATTCTTCAAGTTTTGCAACTATGAGGGGGCGTGTCTTGGAGGTGGTGGAAAATCCAGGAATAGCGTTGTGACGATATTCTCCTTCAAATTGTTCGATATATTCATGAGTTGATTTAATAGAATAATACAAATTTGGATACTCATATTCTATCAGCTTATCTAAAACTGTGTACCCTATATTGTTATTTTCTACTACGAGCATACAGTTTCCAAACTCTCTGCCAACTTGATTGAGCATGTTAGCATACATGTCGGGAGTTGCCTTACCTTGGTACTCTCCGATACATTCTAGCGTTTCTAATTTTATAATGTGAAAGGCAGAATAGTCTGCTGCATCCCCACGGGCAACGTCAACAACCAGTAAATAATTACAGGTAGGATCGTACTCTTCCCAAATCCAAAAATTACGATCAAAGCCGGTGCGATATTTAGGCTCCCTCACAGTCGCAAGCAACCACTCCATGCACTCCGGATCAATGACGGTCTCGCCGGATGTATTGAAATTACACTTAAGCTCTTGTGCAATTTGGCGCTTCGACATGTTCTTGGTTTCTTTTTTATACCAGTCTTCATCTCTATCTGGGTGTACATCCCACTGGAGAGTTGTTAAATGAAAATTGTTTGCGGCTGCCTCTGCGTCAACGCATGTTTTGTGAAACCAATTCCCAACACCGTTGGGGGTGGAGAGCGCAATACAGCGCCCACCGGTGGACAACGTGGGATATAGCCCTGTCCAAAGTTCTTCAAGGTTTTCGATGTGAGCAGCCTCATCGAGCACTAAAAGCGACAGCGCTTCTGAACGTCCGGCATCCCCAGAAGTAGAAGCAGCTTTAATAGACGAACCATTTGAAAGTTCAAAAGATGTTCGGTTGTCCACGTCGATAGTTGAAATTTTGAGCCAGTCCGGAAGGTTTCGCATGACACTCTTTACTTTCTTTACAAGGTTTCCCGCTGTTGCGAACTTTGTTGCCATAACAAGAATTGCCTTATCGCGATGGAACAACATCATCCAAACGATGTAACCTGCTGTAACCGTTGAGATTCCTAGCTGGCGCGCCTTGAGGATGACATTGAACCGATAATCATTAAAATCTTTAAGAAGCTCATCTTGAAAGTCATAGGTATCAAAAAGAATCAACCCGTGCATCGGGTGTGATATGCGGGCATACGTGTTTAGAAAGTAAGAAGGATCCTTACCACATTTTAATATTTCTTTGACTCTCTGCTTTTTGTCTAACTGAAAACTCATACATCTTTCAATGCCACAATAATTTCTTCACGGTTTGCTAGGTTGCCTTCACCGTCTAAAACAATCATCTTCTCCATTCCATCGGTCCACATCATATTAACAAGCTCCGCATCGGCTTTTTGTGCCAGACCTTCTGGATCCAAGACATCGTATACTTCCCCCTCATCTTCCAAGTCGCGGTACTCACCTTCAACTACTTCTTCCTCTTCTTCGTCATCTCTGCTTCCGGGGATCCCAGCCATTGAATGGGATCCATACGAAAGTCCTGCCACTTCTAAAATCTTCTCAAAGGCTTTATTCCCAATGCGCTCGCGTAGGGGCCCCAAACTAATTGATGGTCTGCCTTCGGCGCCGGGATTGTAGAGCGTCTCTTCTCCTGGGTAATCTTCATCGCCGGGGCTAGACAACTCCACTCCTGGCAACTTCTCAAAAGCCATCTGAAATATCTCTGAGACCTCTTCTGGATCTCTGCCGTGGATCAATTCGCCGATGGTGGTAGCTATCTCGTCGGCACTCATTGGTTGGCGGGACCGGAAGGGGGTCTCCGCATCTGGATCAATTGGGTAAGTTTCACCGGAATCTACGACGCCTGTGAGTTCTTCCGGATCTTCCTCGGCGTGAGGCTTCTCCATGGGCTCTGTGTCGCCATGGTGTTTTGCGTAACGCGTGGGATCTCTTTCTTCGGGGGGTTTATACTTGTCGCCCAATATCTTCTTAAGAAGGTCTTCCACGGCAGTATCGGTGCCGGCGTGTCCTTCTTCAAGTAAATACTCTTCAAGAACAATGCGATAAAGATCATTGCGAGAAATATTCATGTTTACTTCTTCCGAGTATCGTTCTTCGGGCGCGTACCCAGACCACCTTGATCCAAAAACGTTCGCCACTTGGTGTCTACTGTGTCCGCGGAGGGCGCCTCAAGCATCATTTCTTCATCGAGTCCACCAACCTTATAGTGCATCTGGGCAGTGACCCATGTGCGCACACGAGAAGAGCTTTCCACGCGTACGTCGATTTCGCCTTCTTTAACAAGGGTGACCGAATCTCCGGTGATCTTCTTGTATTCCTTCTTCAGCCAGCCGGCAATATCGGCGAGTCTTGATTCCATATCTTCTTCAAACGTGCCGCCGTACACCTCTTTAAGTTGAATTTCAGATTGGTAGCTAAGACACATCATGTTGCCATAGAACTTCACATTAAAGCCGTCCATTACCCTCTGGTCAATGAGGGCATCACCTTCTTCTCTTCGGAGAATGCCGGGCTTGGCGGGCTCGTAATCTTCTCCGAGCGCGCCGTCATATGCGTTCGCGGCAGCTTGTCCTAGTCCTTGTATAATTTCGTAAACTGTTGCCATTATTTAGTGTCCTCTTTAATTTGCGGTCTCCAACCTTTTAGCCATCTATCTTCTCTGTCTTCAACGTATTGAGTGTAGCAGGTATTGCAACAATCAAACTTCAAAAGACAAACATCATCCATTGATCTCTTTGGAAAAGTTCCGCAGATAGGACACGTTCTAGAAGATTCTCTATTAAGTAGTTTTTTTGTAACCTTTATACCATTAACGTCGATTTTATCTTGCCATCTCTCGTTGAGGCTTTTGGTTTTATAAAACTCTTTCATCTGTTCAATGTAATCTTTCTCTTTATCCTCGTCCCAATTTGCGTGTGGGTTCTGGACTGTCTCTTCGCCATACTTCTTCGCAATGGCTTGTTCGATAGCGGCGATTTTATCTAGCTCGTTATTTTTCATTGAATGCTTTGTATGCTCCATAGGTTCCTGCAGCGCCCACAATGAGTCCCCCCGTAAACCA